CGTCGGTGTCGATGCGGCCGTTGATGGTGACCCGCCTTGCCAAGCCGCCGAGGGTCTGGACCCGGGCGGGGTCGCCGGCGCCGAAGGCCGTGTCGATCGCGTCGAGCAGCGGGTTCAGGAGCGACGAGGTCGGGAAGCTTTTGTCGCCGGAATGGACGTAGAGGACGAGTTCGATGTGCATCAGGCGCTTCAGAGGCTGCATGCCGGTCCACTCGACGGTCTCGCCCTTATAGATCTGGAAGAGCGCGGGGCAGTTGCCGGCGCCGACATCCTGCGGCGGCTTCAGCCGGCGCGAGGCGATGCGCAAAGCGGTCAGGCCCGTGGCGTTGGATGTCAACAGCGTGAACAGGGCGGACTGGATGGCTTCGCGGTTCATGGGACGAGCGCCTCGGCGGTGGCGGCTTGCAGGGTCGCGGCGATCATGGGGGCGAGTTCGGCCAGCGCGGAGCGCAGATAGGAATGCGCCGGATAGTCGACCTTGCGGTCATAGGCGCGAACCTGGGCGGTGACCGGCGCGATGGCGCGGCCGAAGGCCTGACTTTGCTGGCGCAGATGGGCGCGGACGTTTTCGGTTCCGGTGAAGCCGTATTCCTGGAAGGCGGCGTAAGGCGCGCTGGCGGTCACCGTCGCGCGGAGTTTGGAGCCCGGATCGACCGCGGCGGCGAGCGAGGCGCGGAGCGCGCCGGTGCGGGTGTTGAGGACGTCGCCGGACAGGTTGCGGTCGGCGATGGCGAGCAGCCGATCGGCGAGGTCGGACGCGGCGATCTGGGCCGCGGCCTCGGCCTTGGGGCCGAGCGATTCGAGCCAGGCGGCGAGCGCGGCGGTGGAGAGGGTGGCGCTGATCATGCCAGGTTCGCCCGTGTGTAGCGGGCGATGACGCTGGCGACGAAGGGGCTGACATCCTTCTGCGCGTAGCTGGTCGTCGCCATGCCGCCGAGGCCCTCGGAGGTTTTGCCCAGCCGTTCCTTGCCCCGATAGCGCAGGCCGGCCAGCTCCATCACCGCCTCGGCCACGTCCTGAGGCGGGGTGGCGTAACCGGCCGTGTAGGTCACCGCGATGTTGGCGAGGCCGGGGGTGAAGGTGAAGCCGTAAAGCAGGATGACGTTGCCGTTCAAGGTCCAGCCATGCTGGCCGGGCGCGGCTTGCGGGATCGGGCGGCCGTGGATGGCGAGCGACGTAACCGCCGTGACGGGATATTGGCGGAGATAGAGGCGATGGCCGCCCTTGCCGTCGTAGAGCTCGGTATAGCTCTGGGACAGGATCGAGCAGGCGCAGGCGGTGACGAAGAAGGCGCTGGCGGCGGAGATCAGGCGGGTGAGGACGATGTCGTCGTTGGATTGCAGGTCGCCGCCAAGATAGGCCTTGAGGTCGGAGAGGGTGACGAGGTCGCCTGGGGCCATGGGGGTGCTCCTATTCTATTGTCGTCATTGCGAGGAGCGCTTGCGACGCGGCAATCCAGAGCGGTGCGAGCGGCCCTGGATTGCCGCGCTGCGCTCGCAATGACGGAAAAAGGGATCAGCCGTTGGCGATGTTGCTGATGACGCCCATGGCGAAGGGGGCGTAGACGGCGAGGACTTCCTCGGCGTAGACGCCGAATTCGTAGGCCCGGGTCTTGAGCGGCCAGTCCATGCGGTAATAGTCGCGGCGGGTCTTCACCTCGGCGACGTTGGGCACGTTGGAGGACTGGTACTGGGCCGGCAGGTTCTCGGACCAGCCGATGATGGTGCCGGGCGGGACGAAGGGATGGATCTTGACCGGGATCTTGTAACCGCCGTCGAGCGCGAAGGGGTTGTAGTAATACTCGACCACGCCGTTGGCGACGATGGCGAGCGGGTCGGCGCCGTCGGTGGTGTAGCGGAGCAGCGGCGAGGAGGAGGCGTTCAGCACCTTGTTGGTGATGTTCTTCTGTTCCTGACTGTTGACGTAGAGCACGGTCGGGCTGACCTGGGCCGTGTCCCACATCTTTTCCAAGAGGACGTCGATCTCGTTGACCGAGCCCCGGCCGGAGGCGGTGAGCGGCGTGCCGGTTCCGGCGGTTCCGCTAGCCAGGTAGTTGACATAGGCGCCGGAGCCGGATTTGAGCGCGGAGGTCAGCAGCCCGTCATAGGCGAGGCCGGGATTGGCCGAGCTGTCGGCGGTGATCGCGCTGGCCGCCTGGGTTCCGGTCGTGAGCGGGGCGGAGAAGGCGACGCTGTTGATGGTGGTGATGGCCTGAAGCTTTTCCGAACCGGCGGGGCCGGCGAACCAGGCATAGCCGACCGCGCCGGTGACGGCGGCCACGGTCGCGGACAGGGTTTGGCCCAGGGTGACGGCCTGGGTCGCGTTGGCGGACGGGGCGGAGGAGCCGCCGTTGAGGGTGAAGCTGACCCCATCCGCGCCGGTGATGGTCTTCGACGTGGCGACGCCGGCGGTCAGGCTGGAGTTGCGGTAGCCCTCATAGGTCAGCGCCACGGCGATGACCGACCATGTTCCGGCCGGCAGCGTGGCGCCGGAGCCGGCGGCGGCGAGAGTCGGGGTCGGCGCGGTTCCGAGCTGGAGCGTGCCGTTGCCGCCGAGGAAGGCGTTCTCCTCCTTCAGCATCATCTTCTGGAGCAGGCGCATGGTGGCGGCGGCCTGCTCGTCCTCGAAGCCCTGGGCGGCGGAGACGGCCTCGAAGGTTACCGAATCCTCTTCGCCGACGGTGGCGTAGGAAGCGGAGCGGGTGGACGTGCTATAGCTCATGCGGCCGGAGCGCTGGCCTTCCGGCACCCAGCCCATCGCGTCCCAGCCGGAGCCGATGATGGCGTTGACCTGGCGCCAGTTGGTGGCCGTGCCGGTTCCGCCGCCGACCCGGGGCAGGACGTTGCGGATCGGCGTCGCCGCCGGATAGAGGTTCTTGGCCGAGGCCTGCAAATCATAGGCGACGAGGCCCGTGGCGGTGGTGATGGTTTTCGAGAGGGTTTGCGGCTCGCCGTTGGCGAGGGCCTCGCGGAGCAAGGACAGGGTTTCGGCGGTTGCGTTGGCGTTCATGTGAGACTCCTTGGATTGGGGATGAAGATGGCGTTAGCCGAGAGCGGGGTGATGGAAGACGCCGAGGCGTTGCTGACGAGGATCGGCGCGGATGCCGAGCTGCACCGCCGGTTCATGGCGATGCTGGCGGATATGCGCGAGGGCGAACTGGCCGAGGCCGCCCGCGCGATCGGCGGGTGCGACCAGGGTCGGTTTCGCCAGCTGAGGCTGGTCGAGCATCAGCTGTACGAAAGGCTGCTGGCGGGGTTCGCCAACGCGCTGGCGACGATGCCGTCGGGGATCGAGACGGCGCTGGGCATGGCGGCGCAGGTGCTGCCGCGGTGATTTTATTTTTTATCCGCAGATGTCGCAGATTTCGCAGATGAAAGCCTAAGAATTTTACCACGAAGGACACGAAGTATGAAAAGAATTATTTGCTACGCAGCCATGAATTGATACACGCAGTAGGTAATGATTCATATGCCTCCTTAGTGTTCTTAGTGCCCTTCGTGGTAAAATTCATAAAATCTGCGTTAATCTGCGAAATCTGTGGATAAACTCATCCACGGATTACTCTACCTGTTGGCGAGTTTTTCGATCTGGTGGAGGGTGAGGGGGCGGCGCAGCGCGCGTTTGGTGAGTTCGAGGGGGTCCTGGGTTTCGGGCTCGTCGGGCGGGGGCTGGCGGTCGGCGGATTTGGCGATGGCGCGGAGCGCGGCCCTTCGCGGCGCGGGGGCGCGGGACAGGAGCTTTTTGAGGGCGTCGCGTTCGGCGATGAGGCCGGCGATCTTGTCCGACAGGGTGTCATCGTCGTTGTCTTCATCCGTGTCTTCCATGGCGTCGGGGTCGCAGCCGGGACAGGCGGCGCCGAGGGAGACGGCTTGGTCGTGGATGGCCTGGATCAGGGAGAGATCGGCGGCGGAGTTGCGGGCGCCCACTTTGGCGGCGGTGTCGGACTTGAACATGGTGAAGATGGCCTCTGGGTTGGCGGGTCGGTCGACCAGGCTGATTTCGGACAGGCGGATGCCGGTGATGACGTGCTTTTGGGCCTGGTCGCGGGCGACCACGCTGCCGCCGATCGAGAAGCCCTTGTAGACGCCGGAGGTGACTTTCTCCCACGCCACGGGGTCGACGATGTGGGCGGCGAGGAAGAGGCCGCGGGCGTCCAGTTCGGCCTCGGTCGCGATGCCGACGGCGGAGGGCTGGTGCATCTCGCGGATATTGGCGAAGCGCATGTAGTCCGGCAAAGCGGCCTCCAGGGCTTCGCGTTTCACGATCTCGCCCTGGCTGTCGAGCGCCTCGGTGGAGGCGTAGCCGAAGACCATGTGCTGGGCCTCGTCGATTTTGGTGATGGCGGCGTAGAGTTTCATGGGGTTCTCCTGGGATATGAAATGATTGAACCGCCAAGTCGCCAAGGACGCCAAGATGAATTAACCGCAGAGGCGCAGAGGCGCGGAGAAAAGAATATAATTTTCTTATTTCTCCGCGCCTCTGCGTCTCTGTGTTAATTTTTGTCTTGGCGTCTTGGCGTCTTGGCGGTTTAATTTCTTTATAGATCAGCAGGCGTGTTGTTCTGTCCCTTCAGGACGCTTTCCAGCGTCACGGCGCCGGCGGCGGTGTAGATGAGGGGGGCGTCGCCGCCGGCGATGGGGTCGTCGCCGGATTCGGCGCGGGCTTCGTTGATGGTTTTGAGGCCGGATTTGACCTTGAGATCGGTGATCTGGGCCTGTTGCAGGAGGTTGGAGGATTTTTCGTCGACCCATTCGAATTCGAGGTCGGGAAAGCCGAAATCCTCTTCGATCACCTGGTCGACCAGGCTTTTGATCCACAGCATGATGGGGCCGAGGCCCTCGCCCAGCGCCATTTCCTGGGCGTTGTCGGCGGTGGCGCGGTTCATCTGCTTGGTGAAGGGGGC